TCCATCGTGAATTACTGTCTGCATAGTTTCAAACAGGTTGTTTTGACGATGTAGAACGTAGTCAGTGTACTCAGTGCAGACTTCAGCTGTAGGAACATCATCAGCATTCTGTGGTGAGAACCTGAGTGTTTTGTTTCCTGTGCTGAATGTCTCCAGCAAAGCCGCCTTCATACTTTCTACAGCATCATAAACGTCCTGACTTACATACTTACTATTACCATCATGCGCTGGTCGTGGCAGTTTAGCACTGTAGTAGTCCATTACCTGTCGGCGTTCTTTTGACAGCTCAGAGTCATAGTATCCAATGGAACGTCTTAGGTTAGTATCTACTATGGACACAACCTGATCGTCGTCGAGTTTTTTATAATCTTTATTTGATTTCATGTCTAAACCATCTCAATATAGTAATCGTCAACTGCATCTATGGGCTCCCAAGCACCTTCATGAATATGATTGGCTAGGGCTAAACTCATTACGCAGTCATCAAAGCATCCTGACTCTGCTTCCATCCCACCGCTTTGTGTGACGATGTATGTTAGCATTTCCCGAATAGTGACTTTATCGTTTAGTTCGATCTTTCCCTCTCGAACTGAGGCTCTGAGTTCATCAATGATCAGAGGTTTTGTCTTGGATGTAGTAGTGAAGCCTAACTTGATTGTCTCTTTGTCAGTTAGTTTATCTACCTGTACTTCTGTGTAGAAGTTGGGGTAGGCCATGTCTTTCCCAAGACGGGTACATGTTAGAATACCATGGCTGTTGTTCTCTACAATTATGTAGGCAAAGTTGAAGAACTCACCTAGCTTATAGAGGACAGTTGCAAAGTAATCAGGATGAACTTGGGCACGATAGGTTGCCACCTGTCGTTTCTTGCTGTCGAGAACTTGGGCAACCGACCAGTCACCACCTCTGACACCCATAGCAACGTCTGCTCCTATGGTGTACTTCTCGCCATCATCTAGTTTGCGGTAGGTTGTCAATTCTCCACGCATGTTCTCAAGCCAGTCTTCACCTTCTAGTGCCAGACGTGCTTCAATGTCTCTTGATTTCTTCAAGTCATCTTGTAATGACTCTGGATTAAACACAGGACGCCCAGTGGTTAAGAAAGCCTCTTCGGGCTCCGCTGGATATTCCTGTCTAAATAAATCTATGCCGTTCTGTGCGATCTTACGCCGACGAAACATCAGCTGTTCGTTGTCTAAGTCGTATCTCTTAGATAAGTCCTCTTCCTCTGGAGTTATCTTAAAGTTCTCAGGTACAGGCTCACGATACTCTGGGTCTACATACCAAGGGATAAACACAGGGACGTAGCCGTTAGAGCCATCCACTGCACCTTTCCATAAGTCATAGAATATACCAGAGACACCATTAGCTGTGCTCTCAACGAATACAGCTGTGCCTTTCTTGCTAGGTACGGCTTGCGTCATACCATTCCAGTTTTCTAGGGCAGTTGATTTCTGCCAGAACGCAAGTTCTGACGCGTGGACATGTGTCAGTGTTTCACCACGTCCAATGCTTTCACCACCAGCTGTAGCAACCACGTAAGAACTATCAAGAACATCAAAGGTCAACTCTCGTCGAGATGAATACTTTGTATGTGGCTTGAGTAGTTCTGGGCAGTTTTCATGGTAGCGTTTAGTCATGTCAAACAGTGCTCTTGTACTGTCAGAATGGTGTGTGACCACCATTGCTTTACATGCTTTGCGCTGGGAAACATTAAAGTATAAATAGCCGCCTACATAAGTTGATAGACCTTGCTGTCTAGCCTTCAAGATTATGATGCGAACTTTGCCTTCAGTCGCCATTTGTTTATCTACAGCTTCTTGTAGGATAATCTGTGCTGGCTTTAGTTTGAGGGGCTTGATGTCTCCATCTTTGGTTCTGATCTTGAGTGCTGACTTTGAGTAAAAGTCAAATTCGTCATATAGTTTGCGGCGTACTTCTTTAAGTTTCGTTTCCATCGTCGGTTTGCTCTTCCTCTGTGTCACTTACTAAAAGCGACTCCAAGAAGGCTTCTGCTTTACCAACAGTGACTTCGCTCTTTGAAACTGGTTTTGTCTTAGTAAAGTCTAAGACCATTCTTGCGGCAGTTAGTTTGTCTCGGTTCTGCGCTGGTTCGCGCATGATCTCGACAGCTGTTTTAAGAGCCTCTACCGCATATTCATCATCAATATTGTTGTCTTTAGCCATAATAGCCACAATCCTTTCAGCGTCTTTCTGTGCTTGTTTTCGGATGGGGGTGATGGCCTCTAACGTGTAGCCATCTGGAGTGCCTACTGGCCTTCCTCCGTTCTTACGTTTTTTGGTTGACCACTGCTTTCGTAGTGCTCTTCCTTCCTCGGTCTGCATTAGCGTCGAGAAGTAATTATCTTTGCCCTTTCGAGCCTTCTTTGGGTGCGTTAGTTCTTTCTTTGGTGACTTCTTTCTTGGGTTCTTGGGTGCTCCCATTGTGCTCTCCTAGTGTCCTTGAAATAATAAAGCCCCATTGCTGGGGCTGTATGTTTACTTACGTTTTTTCTGTTGTATGGAGACACGGGTTAGGTAGGGCTTTAAGTACCTATCTGTTTTATTTGGTTGATCCATGTCTGATTTTGCATCTTTGATTATCTGCTTTATCATTGCCTGTGGGTCTGAACCCAAGTCTTTAGCTAGATCAGACAATGCCTTGTCCATCACAGCTTTGTCTCTGTTACTTATAGACATATCAGATTCCATAGACGCCCTAAGTTCAGATAGTTTCTGTAAGTTACCTATGATGCCTTGTTGTATCTCTGGACTACGCTGTTGTGGTGTAGTGGCTGTAGGTGCTACTGGTGACGTAGGTGCAGATGGATCAATTTTTGGAAACTTAAATCCACCTTTAATTACACCGACAGTATAAGATAGTGTTTGGTCATTGTCTGGCATCTTACCAGTCTTTAAGTGTGACTTGTAAGCATTAAGAGCCTTACGGACACTAGCATCTGATTCTTTTGCAAGCCGCCTGTTTAAGACCCGTAAGATTTCAGCATCTATTTGTTTTGGTGTCATATCACCAAGGTTGCCAATTTCACGTAGTCCTGTGTGTGCAATGCCTCTAGGTGACTCTGGGTTAGGGTGTTGGCCTTCCTCATACATTTTGACAAACAATGCTTGCTTTTCTGCATCTGCTTTAGCTTTTGCCGCTTTCTTCATTGCCCTGTTAATAGCATCTTTGGCCTTTTTATTGGCCTGTGCTTGCTGGGCTTTGTTTAAGGGTAGGCTTGTGCCTGTAGGTGTATTAAGTCCACTTTTCTTGATGTTCTTTTTGACAAAGCGGTTCACTTTAGACCTACGGCCTGTGACTGCATCTATTGCACGTCCACCAGCAACTAAAGGTATCTGTGTTGCTAAAGATGCACCACCTGTTCCAGCAATGGCACCAAAGTTTAACATACCAGCAACATCTCGCGCTGGGTTGTATCCTTTGCCAACATTATTGATCGGGTTGAACACATCAGTAAACTTAGAGAAGCCACCTTTGAGGCCAGATGCATAAAGTTCTGTAAGTACATTTGACTTATAGAGGCCATTTACCATCTTTTGACCAACTTCTGTTGATCCAGCGATGTCTTTCACAAACTGTATGTCAGCTGGTGTTACACTGCCGCCAACTTTTAGGTTTGATGTGTTAATGATACGCTTAAACTTATCAATAGTCTCAGGGTCTAAGTCTTTTACAATCTGTTTGTTAATTTGGCTTGCCGCCGCATTTACTTCTGTCTGTATAGCCTTCCTAACACTTGTAAGTGTCTGGTTAGCACCCTTCTGTGAAGAGGGGTCGATGTCTTTTAGATTGTATCCGCTGTCTTCTGATATTTCTTTGATCATACGAGATACATCACCAGCCGCTTGGTCAACTTCTGGGGCTAGTTCTTGCCTTGGTTTGAAGACAACTTCACCAGTCTTAGTAACAGTTGATATTGCTGTGTTAGCGGCTCCACTTAGTGTAGAACCAATAAGCCCAGCGTCACCCATGCGGTTTACGACTTCATCAGTAACATACTCACCACCTTTGATGGCAGTGTTACCCATGATTGTGGCTTCTTGACCAGCTTCCTGTATGCCTTCTTTCAGTATCTTCACAGTGTAGCCACCGCCTTTGACGGGCAGTAGCTCTATGAGGCCAGAGGTTACAGCCGCACCCAAGTCTTGCATGGTTGCAGTTGTGTCTATGCCTTTTTCTTCGTTCTCGTCGCGTGTTTCGCCAAGAGCACTTAAAGTACCATAGACTGTACCGCCGACAGCAACAGTTGTACCGACAATCGGTGCAGAAGTTACAGCTAGACCAGCACCGATAGATGCCGCTGTACCAGCTAGTACCTGTGGGGCGGCTTCCGCTGATCCGTAGAGTAAAGATTTACCAGCATTTGCAAGATCGCCTTCGCGTAGGTTCTTAATAATGCCATCAGCACCTTCTGGACGCTGATAGTTCGCTTCCGCAATCTCACGTTCATTGCGTTCAGCCATTTCTTGACCATAGTTCTCAATACCTTCTGATCCTGTCAGTTCACCAATACCTTGGATACCCTGACCTATAAGTTTTCCTGCATTATCGTAGCCAAATTTAGCCGCGCCACTAACTGAGGTGTCAACTTCAGCTGTTGTAGTTTCTTCGTTACCAAGGTGTTTCTTTAAAGCCGCTAATGCACCTTCTTGGGTGTCACCTGTAATATCAAAAGTACGTCCATCTGGCGTAGTTATCTCAAAAGTTGGCATATCTGTACCTATTTTTTTGTTTGTTGGATTGTAAAACCATCAACCTCAACTGGTTTATAGTTCGATACGGGTGCTCTATATCTATAAGACTGCTCAGACTCGTTAATGACTACATTGCCATTTAATCTGTTTTGTACGTTTCTCAGAGCAACCATTCTTTCGTTGATCCAGTCCACCCAAATCTTCTCATCTTGGAAGTTCTTCGGTGCTGGTTGTAAGAATAAGTCCATCTCTTTGTTAGAAATGGCACCCTTTGTCTCTGCAACTCTAAGTAATGCATCATCAACTTTAAGTCTGCTTAACAACAGTCGTCTAGCCGCATCTGGACTACCAGTATAGTTGTCAATAAATGACTTAAAGATACCACCGACACCTGTTAGGTTTCCACCTTCAGCTTTACTTTGTGCTATCGCATCTAAACCAGACTGAAACGAGTTCAGCTGTGAACTTACGTTACTAAAAGTTTCTTTATCTTTGTCAGATGATTTACCACTACCTTTAGCCTTCAACGCCGCTATACGTTCTTCAGCAAGTCTTGTTGCTTCTGCTTTGTTAAATGCGGCTGTCTCTGAGGCTCTGTTAGCATCTTGGATGTTGCCAAACTCTTGTGTTGCGGCTCTTGCTGAACCAGCGAACCCTTGGTCTGAACCACCGATTATAGCACCACCGATACGCATAAGTGCTTCGTTTCTGTTGATCTTAGCAAATGGCATCATAGAGCCACGGGCATTAGAAGACACAGCACTACTTTTGCGGTCACTAGAAGATGTAGTATCAGTATTTAAGATACCATTACCTTTAGGTTCAGCACCGCCTTTGGCACTCAATACGCCCTCTGGTACATCTGTTTGTGGTATTTCCATGTAAGGGTCAAGACGAGCACCTACAGGCATCTCAGAGTCTGGCATAATGGAGCCATCTGGCATTCTGTGGTGTCCATCTGGAGTAGGTGTGTATGGATATAGGTTTTCACCAGCTACCATGTCATCTATAGGATCATCCTGACCTACTTTTGGTATGTCCATGTAAGGGTCTAAACGTGCGCCTGTAGGCATTGGTGACGTAAAATCAGCCAGCAACGCGGGTTCTTTAGCTTTACTTAACTGTCCAAAATCATTTTCTTCTGGGTTGTTGTAAAGAACAGGTTCAGTGTACGCAGACGGGACTTTATTACCATCATCGAAAAGAGTAGTGGTAGGGTCTTTTTGTGCCCGACTTATTGCGGCAAGAGACTTAGCACGTTGGTCTAGTGCATAATCTTCACCAAACTGTTCATCATCTTTACGTCTCTGTATGTAAGTCTTTAGACCACCAGCGACGTTATCTCTAAAATTGGAGGTTTTAAAACTGCTACTTGGTGCTTCTAACTCTTCAAGTGCAGTCATTTTAGGGTCTTTGGCTACTTCTAAAAAAGAGTTTGCCATATGTACGAGTGTTTTCGGATCGTTTTTGTATTTTTCGTATATATCTGGATTAGTAATTTTTAATCTGTCAATGTTTTGTTGTATAACGCTCGACATTATTAGAAACCTCCTCTGAGCCTTGGCATAGGTGAGTTTTGTGGAACCATTGGGCTCACTGAACGGGGGAAATATTCTTGCTGGAAACCAAAGCCAGCCATTCCACCACCAAGTGCGGCGGCATACGGATTATTCATATCAGCTTTAAAATTATTATTGGTTTGAGGTGCTCTGCCTAAGATACCAGCTTGGTAGCCTTTGCGTTGCTCTAGCTCAAAGTCACGCTGGTCTTCGAAACGCTGTTTTTCGTCATTTAGCTGTGCCTGATTGAAGCCTTGTAAGGCATTACCAGCGTTCATACCAAAGTTAGCACCTTGTCCTAGTGTGTTCATTCCTACACCATAAGCACTTTGGATGCTTTGGTTGGCTTGTCCAGCACCTTGTAGTGCAGAACCTTGGTCACGGAACTGTTGTGCCTGTTGGTTTAGACTTCTGTCTATTAGACTGTTCTGGATGTTTGTAGCTACATCAGCACGTCTGTCGTCATATGCTCTGTTAGCTACTGCTTCCGCTATACCAGCGCGACTAGAGTTTGTGTTGCCAGAACCAGAGGCCGCCATGTCTATGCCAGTCAATGTGTTTTCTTCTAGGTTACGACGATCATCACGCATTGCGGCGTCTACTAGAGAGCCAGAGTTTGCTGATGCGTAGTTCATAGCGTTACTAAGGCGGTCTTGCTGTGCCGCTTCTGACATACCTTGATACTGTCCGTACAATGCGTTGGCGTTGTTACCAAAGCCAGCTGTATTGCCCATCATGGCATTACCACTGTTCATCATGTTAGTACCAAAGTTGCCCATAGTATTAGCAGTACCTGTCTGGAACTGGTTAGGGGCGGCTAGGGTTTGGCCTTGGTAGGCTCCAGTGTTTAAGACACCATCTAGTGCACCTTGACTGCCTTTTAGGTTAGCATCCACGTATGGCTTGTATTGGTTAAACGAAGCCATGTTAGCCGCGTTTGCTTTATCTTGTGCTTTCGATTGCATCTTTGAGCCAAGTAAGCTGGCTCCAGCACCTATAATTGCGCCCCACATATAATATTCCTTTCTAGCTTCGCTAGTCCTGTAGCTCCGCTACTTGTTATACAGCAACCCAAGCTGTGCCATTGTAGACAACAAGTTTAGATACGCCTGATCCTAATGGTTCCCAAGGGTACACGGCATAACGCACCATGCCCTTTCTTGGGTTGGTAGGTTCTCTGTCGGT